TGGTTCGTAATGCTCTGCTACTATTTCTGCTTTAATTCTAAATAAATCTCTTATATAAGTTTCAATTTCTTCTTGTCTACTTCGCATACGCATACTACCAAAACGAGCTTTTAACTGTTGTGCAGTAGCTGTTTCACTAGCTTTAGTATTTCCTCTAATTAAATCAGATATGCCTGTTACTTCATATATAGTTTCTAATATTTGCTGTCTTTGTGTATATAATCCCTGCAAAACTGTACTTATTGGTGTAATATCTTCTTGTTGAAATACATTAGCCAGACCTCCTTTTTGAGATAAAGATGCAAAATTTTCACTAGGAACAAAATCATTATCACCTGCTTCTGCTAAATGTGATAATTCTGGTACAGAAGCATCATATACTCCACGCCTTTTTAATCCTTCAATAAGATTTGATATTCTAGTTGTAACTCTATCTAATTCATCTGCTTGGTCTTGATATAATGTATATTCTGGTATTGGCACATTTGTATTATTAGTTCGTACTGCTACTAGGGGAGTTGGAGTTGGGAAAAAATGTTCCAATCCATAAGGGTCGTCTGTTTCCATAAGAATTTTTGGATAACCTTTTGATATATAATATCTTTTTAA